CGGCATTGCCGTCCCTTCGACCTATACCAGCGCGGATGTTCGGGGAACCTACACCCCGAACTCGGCACCGGATGGCACCAAGGCCTATGGCCTGTCGGTCGATCTTCCTGAGACGGCTTTCTTCGGCCAGGCTCAGTCCTGATCAATCTCCCCCTGGCTTAGGCCGGGGGGATTACCCCCTACAACCGGAGCAACCCCATGCAGCTTTGCACCCTTACTGTCCGCTTGAACGATAGCGCCGTTCATACCGTCCCCAAGACTGATGCGACGCCTGCTGAAATTCAGGTTTTGCAGGCTATTCATGGCCAAAGCGCTGTCGTGGATATTCATCCTACCAAGATGGACAAGCGCTCGCAGTCGGATGAATGGGAGCGCCTGAATGGACTCTATGGCCGCCCGAGTGAAGGCTTGTCTGATGCTGGAAATGGCGACCTGCTCCAGAAGCTGTTCCCCGGTGCCAATAAGCGCCTTCCCATCACCCTCAAGGAAATTGGCCTTGGCCACCTGCTGAACCCCTCTGCCCGCACTGCCGAGCCTGTGGAAGGTGAAGAGGAGGGAAGTGATGACTGATCAGAGCAATCAGGAAGGCGACATGGGTATTCCCTCGTCGGATACTTCTCCCCCGTCGCCTTATCGCGCCAGCATGTTCCATGAGATCCCCTACGGTGATGGCGTGAAGCGTGTCGAAGCTGGCTTCATTGTCGTCACTGATGACGATGGCGTGCATGCTTATCCCCCCGAGGTTTTCGCAGAAGAAAATCCCGATGCTGACATTTCTGCAATCGCAGAGTGGCCGGCTATCTCGCAGGAGTAATTTATGGCGCGCGGGAACACCTTCGGTCAGATCTATCTGAACACCATCCTTGAGTGCAAACTCGATCCCAATCCTGGGCTGTCGATCAATATCAAGCCTTTGGTGCAGCAACTCATCAAGCGCGAATATGAGCGACTGTATGATGAGTTTGATTGGCCGTTCTCGCGCATCCGCGTGGATATTCCCATGCAGGCCGGGGAGCGATATTATGACTTCCCGGCCAATATGGATCTTGAGCGCATTGAAGACATAGAGGTGTCTTACGGTGGTAGGTGGCTGCCCGTTGAGAGAGGTATCTCTGGTTCCGACTTCAACACCTATAACAGCGACCTTGGGGTTGGCGTTGATCCTGTGCGCAAGTGGGATGTCGCTTATGTGTCTACTACCTCCCAGATTGAGGCATGGCCTATCCCGGCCAGCGGTGCGACTTCCCTTCGCCTGACCGGTATCAAGAAGCGCAACCTTCTGGTGGATGATTCCGATACCTGCGACCTTGACGACACGATGATCGAACTGTTCGCAGCTTCTGAGTATCTTGCGTCAAAAGGATCGCCAGAGGCACCGGTAAAGCAGCAGAAGGCGGTTGAGCGCTACCGTATGATGAAGGGGCGTGTGATCCAGACGAAGAATAGTTCCTTCAATTTCAGCGGCGGCGCAGCACATCCTTCGAGTGATCGTGTCCCGCTTGTCGCCTATGTGCGGAACCCCTAATCTATGCCCTATGTCGTAATCCAAGATTTTCGCAGCGGGCTTGACCGGCGCAAGGCATCGGCTGCCGCTCCTGCTGGCTCCCTCCAGACGGCGACCAATCTCCATATCACCCGAGGCGGTGAGATCCAGAAGCGCTTGGCCTTTGTGCCAAAATATCAGCTTCCTCCTGGGGCAACCTTCGGGATGGCTGGCGCCAATGGCGCCCTCTATGTGTTCTCCAGCACGCCACAGATCGTCCCTGCTGGGGTAACATGCCAGGTTCTTGCTGCTCCAAATTCCCCAAATGTCTCAAGCATTAATGCCGCAGAGTTCTTCAATGGTCAGGTTTTCGCATCGGCAAATTTTTCCGATGGCACCAGCCATTGCTTCAACAATGGAACCCTTGTGGGTGATTGGGAGGCTGGAAGCGGGGCTACTGTTGCGGGGCAGAGGGCTATCTCCGTCCTGACGGTCAAGAACAAGGTCTATGCCACCTTTGGCTCCCTGCTCAATTTCTCCACCATTGCCACGCCCACATCATGGCAGGCCGGTTCTGGATATGGCTATATTAACATGTCCAACCAGTCGGCTGGGTCTGAGGCCCTGACCGGCTTGGGGCGCTATCAGGGAATGCTTGCCGTGTTCTCTCGCCGGAATACGCAGATCTGGTATGTTGACCCTGATCCCCTCCAGAATGCTCAGAAACAGGTGATCCCCAACATCGGCACATTTGCCCCTAAGTCGATTGAGAACTTTGGGGACATTGACGTAATTTTTCTGTCTGACACGGGTATTCGATCCCTTAAGGTACGTGACGCATCAAATCAGGCTGGCGTGTCTGACATCGGCACCCCTGTTGATGATGAGATCATCAGCTACATGCGGACGCTACCGGATGATCAGAAGGCCAGCGCAACCGCTGTGCTTGAACCTATTGATGGCCGGTATATCCTTGCCCTTGGCCAGCGCAATTACGTCTATTCCTACTATCCAAGTTCCAATATCGCGGCATGGTCGCGCTATGATCCTGGCTTTGTGATCAGTGATTGGGTGTCGATGAATGGGCAGGTGTGGGCGCGCTCTGGAGATACCATTTACCTGCTAGGCGGCGATGATGGCCAGACCTATGACGCCTCCATCGTAACGGTAGAATTGCCATATCTCAATGGCCAGCAGCTTGCGACATGGAAGGCCTTCACTGGCATCGACATGGTTTCGCAGGGGGAGTGGCAGGTTTTTGGCAACACCGATCCAGATCAGCCTGATATATGGTCGCTTATCGCTATCATCGCAGACGGAACAAACTCCACCGTCGCCGGACTAGATATTGACATGGTTGGAGATAGCCCGCTGATCAAGTTAAAATTTGTCAACTCTCGCCCTGGCCCAGCTAAGATTTCTCAGGTGGTGGTACATTACCGATCTGAGAGTAATCACTGATGCGGATCGAACCCCTCTCTCGCCCAGCCGTTGAGTATGTGGTCAGCAACATGCGCGCATGGGATAGGAGCGAGATCTTCGCCACACGCTGGAGCGATGATGAGGTGCCTATGGTCGATCAGGTCATGGCTATGGGTGATGTGTCATGGGTTGCCTATGGGGAAGGGGATACCCCCATAGCGGTATTTGGCTGCGCTCCCCTCTGGCCTGGTGTGTGGTCGATGTGGTTTTTTGCGACCGACAACATCCACCAAATCGGAATTAGCGTGACAAAGATGATTGTCCGACATATCATCCCGATGCTCTGGGATGGTGGCGCTCATCGCCTCCAATGTCATTCAATGGAGGGCCATGTGGACGCGCAGAACTGGCTTGAAACAATTGGCGCCAGCCGAGAGGGGACTGCCCGAGGGTATGGCCGCAGCGGCCAGGACTTCCATTGCTATGTCTGGGAGAAGCCCTGATGTGCTTTGGCGGAGACGGAGGCGCCGGGGCGATTGCGCAGGCTCAGCGGGCTGATGAAGTCGCGCGCCAGGACCGCATCGCGGCTGGAACTGCGTCGATCAACAAGATTTTCGACGGTACGACCACCGGCATAAATGCTGCAACATCCTATGATCCTTCGCAGACATATTTCAATGCGGATGGATCGACTTATTCTCCCGCTGGTGGGGAAAATAGTCCTACTCCTGAAAGTCTTATTCAGGCTGGGCAGCTTTATACAAGCAAGGCAACCCATGGCGGTTTTGATGATGCTTTCTACAAGGCTCGTGGCCAAGCCTATAGTGACTATGCCACCCCTGAATTAGATCGCCAGTATGGATTAGCGAAGGATTCTGAGGTCTATGCGCTTGATCGCTCTGGCCTGCTGACATCATCGGCTGGCGATAAGGAAAATGCTAACCTGTCTGCCGTGAATGATGCGGGAAGGCTGGCTATTTCCAACACGGCACAGTCCACGGCTAATCAGGCCCGCACCGATGTGGAGACAGCACGGAGTAATTTGATCACCCAGCTTAATGCCACTGGCGATAGTTCAGCGGCTGCCTCTGGGGCCATCCGGCAGGCTCAGACATTGAACCAGCCGCAAGCAATGAGTTCTCTTGGTCAGGTGTTCTCTGATTTCTCCAGCGGCCTGTCTGCTGTGGGTTCCAATTCTCGCAACGGGTATTCTGGTATCTACAGCCAGTATGCCACCACCCCCTCCGTGAGCGGTTCTTCCGGCTCATCGCGTGTTGTCGGGTAGGAGATAGATTATGTGCCTTCCCGCCCTTGCCCTTGCGGCAATCGCCACAGTAGCTGGCGCTGGCATGAGTTATGCTGGCAATGAGCAGGCAAAAGATGCCGGTCTGTCAGCGCTGCATAGCGAGGAGAACCGTCAGCAGGCCCTTACTGCTCAGCAGCAGGGGTATTTGGATAAGTCCAATGCGGCTGTTCAGAGCCTGCAAGATCCTAACGCTCAGAACGCAGCTATCGACAACCGGCGCGCTCAGTTTGTGAACGCACTGAATGGCGCCCCCTCTACCCAAGGCTCTCTCCCCGGTGATTCCAGCGCGCCCCAGGTAGTGCAGGATGCTGCCGCAAAGACCTCTGGCGCACAGCATGCGTTTTCCCTGTCTCAGGCTGGAAATGAAGCAAACCTTGCGGGATTTGGCGACCAGATGCTGGGGACGAATATTGCCCTTAACCGTGACAGCGCATCCATCGGTCAGCTTGCCACGACGAAGCAGGACAGCGCCAATGTTCTAAACAGCGAACTAGCAGCCGCTAAATTCAAGGGTGGCGATCTTCGTGGGCTGGGAAGCTTGGCGCAGATGGTTGGCGGGGCCTTGGCTGGTGGTAGCCTAATGGGGGCTGGAGCCGCTGGTGGTTTTGCCCCGGTAGGTGCCGCCACTAATTCAGCAGTTAGTACCAATATTGCCAATGCCATGGCCGCTGGCTTCGTACCTTAAAAGATTGGAATCGTAATGGCACTGGCTCCTAATCCCCTCTCTGGTGAGCGCTATCCCACTGATCCCTCTTGGGGGAATGTGGGCAGCAACCTTATCACTGCTCTGTTTGGAAATCCTGCTGCTGCTGCGAAGCAGCAATACACCCGTGCTGAGATTGATAAGGCGCAGGCCGAGGCCGATCTTGCGCGCGAGAATACGCGCGGTGCGCGCGGCAAGAATGATGCTCTTGATCAAGAGACGCCGGGCCTGTTCAATATTTTCACGCATCCTGATTCCAGCATACCGACCGCTGTTGACCCGCAATCCATGACGCCCCAGGCCTATATTTCCGGTCGCCCTGTGGTGTCTCCCGGCTTGCCTTCTCAGGCTACTCCTGCTCCGCATCCTCTTTTGAGCGCGATGGGCATTGGACAGGCCCCTCAGGCTGATGATGGGTTCAGAGCGTCTGACGGTAGCGCCCCAATCTCTGTTGCGGCTCCGCGCCCCCATGGCGCTACCAATGGCACCAATGCAACGGTGGAAGGCGCCCCCATGCAGGCCGTCCCCGTTGGGCAGCAGCTTGATCTGGCAAAGGCACTAGCCTTGATGTCGGTTCTCCATCGCGCAGGGCAGGGCGGTGAGGCCCCGAAGTCTCTAGGCATGCTGCTTGCACTGAGCGGTAATCAGGATCTGGCGCGCGCGGCCATGATTGGAAATGGGCAGAACCCGGCAAAGGACTTTGCAGCCACTCAGGCACAGGCAGACAATCTTCGCGGAGAAGAGGCCACCTCTGAACTGGCAAAGGCCGTCACGACAACGATCCTTGGGCAGCAGGGCGACAATGCGCGAAATGCCGCAACCAATGCTACCAGCCGGGCAGATAATGCGGCAAGCAATTCTACCAGCGCAAGCAACAATGCTGCGACTATTCGGGGCGAAAACTGGCGGCATACTACGCCGGGGGCTGGTGTTGCAAAGGCTCCTGGAGAGAAGCCATTGCCGAGGTTTGCACCTGCCCAGCTTGCCAACATGGACGGCGAAATTAGTGCACAGATGCCCAACCTTTCTCCCGATCTGAAAACCGCTGTGCGGGTTCGCGCCATCGA